GGGGAGGCTGCTTTCGCCAGGAATAGAGCTGCGGATGATGCGGGTTGTCCTGCTCATTCGACGATCCAGTACTTTGCTGGGATGTGATTTCCTCGGCCAGCCGCGCGTTCTGTCCTGACCTTGCCGACTTTGCGAACCTCGGAAACATGCGCCGATGCGGCTTTGACAGTGCATCCCATGTGCGCGGCAAGATCGCGGGATGTGCAGCCGGGGTTTGCCTTGATAAAGGCCATCACCTTGTCCCGCACTGGTGAGGATCTTGATTTGTACGGCCTGCCGTTCTTGGTTTTTGGCGGGTTGCTAACGGGATAAAACGTGCGAATCCATGTCCTGCCGATTTTGACCATCTGCACCTTGCACTGGCCTCGCGTCTCCATGCTGGTCAATCTCGTCCTGATATTTGAACTGGCTCGGTAGACCGCCCTTGCGATGTCTTTGACCGTGCATCCTGCGTTTGCCTCGATAAACTCCAAGATAGCCTCTTCAGGAACTTCGGCTTGCGTTGTGTCGCGCATATTGAGCGATGCAGTGCGGCGTTTGATTTCCTTGGCGTCGGCCTTCATTGCGGCGATCAGATCATCGAGGCTGGCGAATTGATGTTTGGGCTTGTTGGTTTCGGTGCAAGCTAGTCGGGGTTTGGCGCTGTAGGCTGTAATCATTCTGCAAGTTCCCCTGCCAATGCTGCATATGCCGCCATATCAACAAAGCTGTCTTGATGCGCTGGCGAGTTCACCAGTCGCGCTGTCTTGAGCCACGCGAGGCACAGCGCGACCTGCGATGGCGTTACGTCCGATTTGAGGATGACGCGCCACCCTGCCGCAATCCGCTCAAAGTTTTCAGATGGTGGACCATACGCCGCCTCGCGTGCGCCGTTGATGAGCGCGTTGGCGTCTTCGAGGATTTGGGTTCGTTTGTTTGTCATAGCGGTTCCCTCTCGCTCTCCCTGAAAAGCACACGGCCAGCCGGGGGAGGTTCCGGTGTTCGATCCGTCGATCTAGGCCGTGCTTGGGGATTGAACCGCGCTGGTGTGTGGTTGTCAACTGGTTTTTGCCGCCGACTAAATTCACTAAATTTTAGTCCTAAGACATGATAGGGGGAGAGACCCCATAGAGGGAGGGTAGGAGGTAGGTATAAGAATATAATAATAATATATATTATATATACTAGTAGTACCCTCACACCCCTTGTTTCATTGGGGTTTCAGCATCTGACTTTGTTTGTTCTGGGTTTGGTTGATTTGAGATAATTTAAACCTCGACACAAGCGCGGTCGAGCGCAAAGAAAAGGCCGAGGCTTGATTTACCTTTTTAATCGGCGCTATGATGCAGCCACAAAAAGGGGCCGCGCTGCGGGAACAGCCGACCCCATGACCGAAACCTAAAGCTGGAGATCGTTTCGATGAGCGATATTATATCAGACACATTCACGCACGCAAAGCGTTACAGCGAAATGGGCTGGGCGCTGGTCGGCATCCCGGCAGGCAGCAAGGCTCCCTCTACGTTTGGGTGGCAGCAACGTGCTACGCCGCCGGAATACTGGCAAAGCAACCCGGCTCACAATATCGGCCTGCTGCACTCCCTGAGCGGTACTTGCGCGCTTGATATTGACCACATGGCTCATACGCGCCTGATCTTCGAGGCGCTCAACATTGATCTGGACGCCATCCTTGCATCGGCTCCACGGATCGTCGGGCGGCCTGATCGGGGTAAGGTGCTGTTCAAGGTGCCGGATGGCGTCGATCTGACCACGCGCAAGATAAGCTGGCCGGTTGAGGGCGATTTCCGCCGCACTGAAGTTGTGTTCGAATTACGCGCCGGATCGGTGCAGGACGTTTTGCCACCGTCCATCCACCCTGACACTGGCAACCCTTACATTTGGGAGGGCACGCCGCCCGAAAGCATAGGGGGCATTCCCGATCAGCTTTTGACGATCTGGACGGAATGGGACCGCTTTAGGCCGCAACTGATGGACCTTTGCCCTTGGAAAGCAAGGCCGGAATTTAGACCGCCTGAGAAGACCCGCCGGATGCCCGCTGAGGGCCAGAACGCCATCGCAGCATACAACGACGCTACGCCGATCAAGGCAGCACTTGAGCAGGCCGGATACCGACAGTTTGGCAACCGCTATTTGTCGCCCAACAGCACGAGCAAGATACCCGGCGTTGTGATTTTTGACGATGGCCGCGCGTATAGTCACCACGCCAGCGACCCATTTGACCCGGCGCATAGCTTTGATGCGTTTGACGTGTTTTGCCATTACCAGCACCTCGGCAACGTGTCGGCAGCGGTGAAGGCGGCAGCCGAAATGCTGGACCTGAAGCGCCTACCCCAAGCGCCGACTGATCAAGATCGAGAGTACCAAAAGCACGGCGCTCGTGTGTCCGAAATCATCATGAATGGTCCAGCGCGGCGATCTGAACCAACCGGCAAAATACCGTCGCACTTGCTGACAGTGCCAGGCGTGCTTGGGGAAGTTGTGACCTATTCGGCCAGAACGTGCATCAAAGAGCAGCCGCAATTTGACGTGCAGACGGCCTTGGCTCTTGGTTCTGTTGTCATGGGCCGCCGGTTTATGACTGACAATCGCAACATGAGCGGCCTGTATTTCTTGAACGTCGCCAAGACAGGCACAGGCAAAGAACATGCCAATACCGTCATCGAGGACGTGTTGGATGCGGCTGGCCTGATCGACCTGCGCGGCCCTAACGGATACACGTCCGCAACGGGCGTGCTTTCCACCCTGCAAGACAAGCCTGCTCATCTGACTGTCATTGACGAGTTTGGGTCATACCTCCAAAGCGCGGCGGCAAAGGGCAACCAGCATCGCGCTGATGCGATGGTAATGTTGATGGAGGCATTTGGCCGCCAGACAAAAACATTGCGCAACCTCGGCTATGCCACATTGAGCCTGACCGACGCACAAAAGAAGTCGATGCAGGTGGAGGTCAGATCGCCGTCAATCACGCTGATTGGCATGACAACGCCAGAGACGTTTTACGACGCTATCGGATCGAAGGACGTGGCCAGTGGTTTTCTGAACCGCCTGTTGATTGTGGAAAGCAAGCGCCCACGGCAGTTAAGCCGATCGCCTGAAAACGTAGATGTGCCGTCTGCTGTGGTGTCCTGGGTCAAGGCGTCTGCTTCGGCAGTCAGTGAGCACGCTGGAGACCTGTCAGACCACGGCCACGAGTTCCCACCTGATCCGGTCTTGGTGCCGTTTAGCGCCACGGCACGCAGCCTGTTTGCCGATTATGAGCAGACCATCATTGATCGCCAAAACGCGATGGATCAAGCCGTACTAGCTGACATGATGAACCGCTCGCGAGAGATCGCAATGCGGTTAAGCCTGATCGTAGCGCACAGTTTGGGCGAGCGGGAGATCAACGAGATCGCGGCGCAATGGGCGATTGATTATGTGGATTTTTACCTGCGGCAAACGCTGGAGGCGATGGCGGTCAATATCAGCGAAGGCGGCACAGATGAAATCCGCAAGAAGATCGCGCAAGCAATACAGGACGCCGGATCGGCGGGTTTGAAGATCAGCGAATTGATTAAGAACGTGCCGAAGCTGGGGAACCTGAAAAAGCACGAGCGCGATGGCGCCTTGGCAATGGTGTGCGAGGACTTCCCCGTTGAGCGGCTAGTCCAAACGCCAGAAGGCGGCAAAGGCCGCCCTGCAATCATTCATAGGTGGATTGGGGAGGCTTAAACGTCCCCTTCCTTCATCATTGCCCTGAGTTGATACGCCCGCAGCGGCGGCACATCCTCGCCCCATTTGTAGATCGCTTGCACGCTTACATCCAAGGCTGCCGCTAACTTGCGGATTGATCCAAAGTGGTTGACGGCTTCCTGCGTTTTCATGTTTTTTGCTCCGATTGTTGAAAAACTAGGTTGACCTTAGTTAAACCCGCGTTTAAGGTCAAGGACGTTGTGAAAGAGAGGTTAAGACATGACAAACCTAGAAACCCTTTGCGCAGGGTGGCTTGAAGCCAAGCGCGCAGAAGTCCAAGCCAATGCCCAGCGCATTGCCATTGAGGCGCAGATTGCCGAGGCGCTGGACGTACCCGGCGAAGGCAGTAAAACGCACAAGCTGGAACATTTTAAGGTCACGCTGACCCAGCCAGTCACGCGCAAGTTAGACGTGATGGCATGGGATAAGGTGCGCGACATTTGCCCGCCTGACATGCAGCCGATCAAGGTTAAGGTCGAAGCAGACGCGATGGGCTGCAAGTATCTGGCGAAGAATGAGCCTGCACTTTGGGCCAAGCTGTCGCCAGCGTTTGAAACCAAGCCGGGGAAAATCGGCGTCAAGGTGGAGGCCCGCAATGGCCATTGATCTATCCCAACTGTCCCGCCCGACGGCAGGACGCCCGATGATTGCCACGCTGTTTAGCGAAGGCGGCATGGGCAAGACGACGCTTGCGGCCATGTTTCCAAAGCCGGTATTTATCCGAGCGGAGGACGGCACGGCATCCTTGGAAGGGCATCCTGACGTGATGCTGTTTCCGGTGGCAAAATCCACGCAAGATGTGTTTGACGCCATCGAGGCGCTGGCCACTCAAGAGCATGACCGCAAAACGCTGGTGATTGATAGCGTGACGCAGTTTGAAAAGCTGGCCGTTAAGGAGATTATCGACAGCGAGCCGAACCCCAAGTGCAAGAACATGGCCGCCGCTCATGGTGGCTATGGCAAGGCCTACGGGATGCTGGATAAGCGACATCAGGAGATGCGCGAGGCGTGCGATTATCTGGCAACCGACTGCGGTATGAATGTCGTGTTTATCGCCCATGCGACGGTCGAGGAACTAGAACTGCCAGACATGGATAAGTATAGCCGCTATACGATCCACCTGCACAAAAACAGGCAGTATGATTGCGTCCACCATTACAGCAACAATGCGGATATGGTGGCGTTTGTGCGCCTCAAGACGAACTTGCGCGGGACGAACGACGGCGCAAAGAAGCGAGCGATCAGCGACGGGCAGCGCGAGATTATCGCCTTTCCGGTGGCGTCGAACATCTCGAAGAACCGATACAATATTACGGAACCGCTGGCCTTTGATCTGGCCGGTGACTTTCCGTTTGCCAATTATGTAGCGAAGTGAAGGAGACACGCACATGGACTTGAATGGATTTAACGCCGAAAACGTCGAACCGAATGCACCGCGCGATCCGATCCCGGCGGGATGGTATAAGGCTGTCATTGAGGCGACAGAAGAAAAGCCTACGAAGGCACAAACGGGCAGCTATCTGCAACTGACGATCCAAGTGATTGAGGGCGAGCACGCGGGCCGCAAGGTGATTGACCGTTTGAACCTCAACAATCCAAACGCCACGGCGGTTGAGATTGCCCAGCGCACGCTGTCAAGCATCTGCCGCGCGGTGGGGGTTATGACGCCGCGTGACAGTGCGGACCTTATGGACAAGCCGATGATGGTCAAGGTTAAGGTTAAGCCCGCCAGCGGCGATTACAGCGCCTCTAACGAGGTTGACGACTACGCGGCGCCGGACAAGGCGTCAGCGCCCGCTGCGTCATCTGGTGGAGCGTCTACACCGCCCTGGAAGCGTTGATCTAGATGCACGGCCCTACGGGGCCGTGTTGCTGGATGAATGGAGGGAAAGATGGATTTAACGGCACACGCTACGCCGCCAACAGTTGCGGCAATTTACGATCACTATTCACGCCAGCGCAAAGACGCGCATCGCCCGCACCTCGGCGGCAGCCAGATAGGCAACGAATGCAGTCGGTCGCTCTGGTATCAGTTTCGCCACATGGCGCGTCCCGAGTTTGATGGGCGCGTGCTGCGGCTGTTTGAAACTGGCGACCGCGAGGAAGGTCGGATCGTTGCCAACCTGCGCGCGGTGGGCGTGACAGTATGGGATCGGGACCCAGATACTGGACGCCAGATCAGATACACGGCCCACGATGGGCATTTCGCGCTGTCTTTGGATGGCGTTGGGCAAGGCTTCAAGGAGAGCGGCCAGCCGCACACGCTTGAATTTAAGACAATGAACGAAAAGAATTTTCGGGCGTTGGAAAAGAAGGGGTGCCAAGCCACAAAGCCGGTGTATTGGGCGCAATGCCAGGTCGGTATGCACCTCGCCCAACTTGATCGTTGCGCCTTCATCGCCGTGAACAAAAACACTGATGAAATCTACATGGAGCGGATCAAGTATGACCCGGCGGAGGCCATGCAGCTTATCGCCAAGGCGGGCGCGGTGATCTGGTCGGACAAGCCGCCGGAAAAGCTGTCGAACGATCCGACATTCTTTGGCTGCAAGTTTTGCGATTATCACGCCGTCTGTCATCGCGGCCAGCCGCCAGAGGTTAACTGTCGAACCTGCGCCCATGCCACGCCGGAAAAGGGCGGCGACGGCGCTTGGTCCTGCGCCAAGGGCAAGGCGTTTGGTGAGGTCTGCAAAGAGCATCTATTTAACCCATACGCGATGGCGATGGAGGTCCACGACGCCACTGCGGATTGGGTTGAGTATGTGACGGGCGATGGCGAAATCATCCGCAACGAGGGCAACAGCCAAGAGATTGCAGCCGATTGGGTGCCGTGGTGAAACTTCAACTCAGAGACTACCAACAAGCCGCCATTGATGGCCTATACGATTATTGGGCAGCCAAGCGCGGCGATAACCCGGTCATTGTCGCACCCACGGGCGCGGGCAAAAGCCTTATCATTGCCAAGCTGATCGAGGATGCGCTGTCATTCCCCGGCACGCGCATCTTGATGTTGACGCATGTTGCCGAATTGCTGAAGCAGAACGCAGAAGAACTTGTCGGGATTTTACCCGGTGTTGATCTGGGGTTCTATAGCGCCAGCATCGGACAGAAGCGCCTTGACCGCCAAGTGACGTTTGCGGGCATCCAGTCGATTTGGCAACAAGCGGAAAACATGGTGCCGCCGCCTGATCTGGTCCTGATCGACGAGGCGCATTTGGTGCCGAAGAACACAACGACGCGCTACGGCAAGTTTCTGGATGACCTGAAGCAATGTAATCCGGCGGTGAAGGTCGTGGGCCTGACGGCCACGCCGTACCGGCTGGATAGCGGCTATTTGCATAAGGGCAAAGGCGCCCTGTTTGACGGCATCGCCTACGATATTCCGGTCGGCATGTTGATGGATCAAGGATACCTTGCGCCGGTTGTCAGCAAAGGCGCGAAGGCCAAGATTGATCTGACCAACGTCGGAATGCGCGGCGGGGAGTTTATCGAGGCCCAGCTTGCAACGGCGGCATCGGATCCTGAACTGGTCCGGGCCACGGTCGAGGAAATCATCCGCTTTGGACAAGATCGGCGGTCGTGGCTTGTCTTTGCGTCTGGCGTTGGTCACGCCGAGATGATCCGGGCGGAGATGGAGCGCAACGGCATTGAGGCCGGTGTCGTGACCGGCGCTGATAACAAGACGGACAGGGCACAAGCCATTGCCGACTTCAAAGCCTTTCGCCTGCGCTGTCTGATTAACGTCAACGTCCTGACGACGGGATTTAACCACAAGGCAACTGATCTGGTGGCGATGGTGCGAGCGACGGCATCGGCAGGCCTGTATGTGCAGATGGTCGGACGTGGGACGCGCACCGAAGACGGCAAGGACGATTGCCTGCTGTTGGACTTCGGCGGCAATGTCGAGCGGCACGGCTTTATCGACGCGGTGAAGGTCCGTGAAAAAGGCTCAGGCACAAAGCCAGCGCCGACCAAGGAATGCCCTGAGTGTCAGGCGATGGTGCCGATTGGTTTGCAATACTGCCCATGCGGATACAAATTCCCAGACCGGGAACTGAACCACGAAGACAAGGCTTACACCGGCGCGGTGCTGTCGTCTCAGGTCGTGGCCGAATGGGTGGATGTGGATGGCGTGACGTATGATCGGCACAAAAAAGAGGGCAAGCCGGACAGCGTCCGCGTGACGTACCGCTGCGGCATCCGTGATTTGCGGGAATGGCTTTGCCCCGATCACGGCGGCTATGCTGCAAGCCGCTATCATGCGCGTATGCAGGCGTTAGAGGCTACCGCCATGACCACGGACGATGCGCTGGTTGAAGCGCCTATAAAGTGGACGGTCCCGACGCGGGTGAAAATCAAGCCGCGCATTGACGATCCGCGATACGACGAGATTGTGCAATTTGATTACAGCGAAGGCCGCAAGCCGGAACCGCCGGGGCGCGAGCTGTCATGGGAGGAGGATGACGAACTTGACGAAATTCCCTTCTGAGAGTGACGAGCAAATAGGTTTTGTGCGCTGGTGGCGCGCGCAATTCCCTGCCGTGCGCGTCTTTCACATACCGAACGGCGGGCATCGTGCGATCAGCGTCGCAAAGAAGATGAAGGACGAAGGCGTGTCGCCTGGCGTCCCTGATCTGCACTGCCCAGAATGGCGGTTGTGGATTGAAATGAAGCGCCGCACGGGCGGTAGGCTGTCGCCGGATCAAAAAGACTGGATCGCGTATCTTGAGCGCATTGGCGATACCGTTATCATCGGAAAAGGCGCGGAGGACGCCAGCAGGAAGGTTCTGGAATGGCTTTCAAGGCGGGAACGATAATCCTGGCAACCGACAACAGCAAAGCCGGTCGCGCCTTTGCGCGGCAATGGTTGCGCGATCAGGGATATACGCCGGATCAGGTGCGCCTGTTTGAACTGGACGGGCAAACACTGGTGCAGGCTATTGTAAACCTAGATTAAAAAACCTGTTGACCGTGTGTTGGTGTTAAAGTAAGGTTTAATCATCGCAACGCTAACAGGAGATAGACATGAACCTTTACGACTTCCTCACCGACCTGATCGGCGCAATCTGCGTCATGGCCCTGCCGTTCCTGCTGCTGTTTGTGGCCTATGGCGCGGGGTGGATGTGATGACTTGGCTTTACCCGCCCGCCTTCGTCGAGACGTTCCGCTGCGATTATTGCGAGTGCGATTTTGTCGAGGACGATCTGACCGAATACGGGCGCGACAAATGGGCTTGCGATGCCTGCGCCCGCGCCAATGACGAAGAGGCCGCCGCCATGCAGGAGATGGCAGAGGATGACATGGCTCATGCCGAGATGGATCGGAGGGCGGGATTGTGAAGGTGCTTGTTGCCTGCGAATACTCAGGTCGCGTGCGTCAGGCTTTCCGGTCGCGCGGCATTGATGCTGTGTCGTGCGACCTGCTGCCGTCGGAGGATAACAGCCCGCACCACATCCAAGGCGACGTGCGAGTGTTGCTGTGTCAGCCTTGGGCGATGGTGATTGCGCATCCGCCCTGCACGTACCTTGCAAATAGTGGCGTCCGGTGGCGCGTAGAGCGCCAAGAGTGGGAGCAGGTAGCAGATGGTGCAGAGTTCTTCTTGGCCTGCCTCAACGCAAATGCGCCATTTGTGGCCGTAGAAAACCCGGTGATGCACAAATACGCGCGTGAGATTGTCGGGCGCAAAGCTGATTTCAGCGTTCAGCCTTGGCAGTTTGGCGACCCGGCAAAAAAGCGGACGTGCTTCTGGACCAAGGGACTGCCGCCGCTCGTGCCAACGTCGAACCTGACCGCTGCCGACGCCAAACCGGATTGTCACTATGCCAGCCCCGGCCCGGATCGGTGGAAGGAACGCAGCCGCACGTATCCCGGCATAGCCGCCGCAATCGCAACCCAATGGGGCGCATTGCTCGAAAGGGACGCCGCATGACCCCCGCGCTCGCCGCCTACCAAGCCACAAAGGAGGGGGAGTGATGCGACAGTTTTTCAAACGGTTATTTTGTAGCCACGAATGGGTCTTGTGCAAATATCAGGCTTTAGTGCCGGGAACAGATTGGTGCTGTCGAAAATGCGGAAAGCATCAGAGAGACCAATGACAGCCCCCGCCCGCGCCACGTTACACGCCATAATCGCCGCCGCTTTGGCCGCGCAAGTTGAAAGGATAAGGAATGCCTAGCATAAGTTTCGATTTGGGCGCACTAGCCCCCCACATTAAGGATCAGATACCCATGCTGCACGATCTTGCAGCCACGCGGATTGAAGGTCACAGGCAGGCAATTAACCGACTTCGGATCAACGGCATTCTTAGTCCATCCGAAGCCAAGAAAGCGGAACGCCGATTGGTCAAACAGATCACTTCGGAGATGAACCAATGACACCAGCGCAGGCACGGCCTGCCCCGTCGCCCCCGCGCGTATCATGCAGAACCCCGTGCCGAAGGGAACGATGAAATGAGTGATGTTTCGCCAAATCGCGACGACCAAGTGACTTATATTGATCTTTTCAGGGAAGCAGAACAGCGTCGCGCAGAAGCGGAGCAGACGAAGCGACGGATGGCTCGCGAAGGTGAGACTCGCGTCTGGTTGAACGGCGGTATTCTCAGCCCCGGCTCCGAAGAAAAAACCGTCATAACAATTTACGGCCCGCTGTCAGCCGAGCACCGAAAGCTACTGTTGGGTGTTGCCGTTGAGATTGACGCGAAAAAGGACAATGCCGATGAGTAATGCACCGGAAAAAATCCGTACCAATGCTGCTGGCAAAGCAACTCATCAAGGCGAAGGAATTGAACCAATGACCAACGAAGAAATGAAGGCCGCGCTTGATCGAGCAAACGTCGCGCTTGTGGATCGGATAGCAAAGCAACCGTATTTGCCACTTTCGTTGCAGCTTTACGACAACGGAAAATGGTGCGTCGGTGGTGCGTATCTGGACCGAGCCATGCGCGAGCGTTTTGACGGTGAGTATGTTGAAACGCCCGAAGAAGCCTTTGCGTCCACGTTTGCCAAGATCGCCGCCCTGCCCTCCCCAGAGAGAGCCGTGACCCGCGAATACCTGACCCGCGTTGCCAGCGCCATCGACTACGCCACCGAAAACAGCATTGCGGATGAATACGTGACGCCTTTGCGCGATGTGACATGCGCCATGACTGACAATCTCTTGACGAAGGATGTAGCGGAATGAGCGCCCTGCCCAGAGGATACGACGAATGGCGACTGAGCGGCCCAGACGATGAGAGCGAAGCCATTGGCACCGAAGACGACAAAGCCCACGCGGCGCGGGAAAAGGCGATGGGGCTATGACCGAATATCAACACCCCATGCGCAAGGCGCGACTGTGCGTCTATCAGCCCT